CGAAGGGGGGGCGTCGGATGACTAATAATTTGCGACGGGTTGGTAAGGGGGAATTTGCTCATACAATGGGCGAAGACCCTCTCCACCCTAGTGATGAATATGAAACTGACGGCTCTGATTCGGATGATGTCCTTGTTGAGTCCCATATCCCTGAAGCAAGGGTTGTGACGTTTGTTAAGTCTCGTTTTATCAAACCTGTGGAAGTGTTATTAGTTGACTCTGTTAAGCCAGAAGATTTCGGTCTTACGGCAGAACAAGTCAAAGAGTTCACTCGCCCAGAGTTGACTAGAGCGAGGGAGCTCCAAAGCGCCAAGCAAATCTCTATATGTGGGGGGGCGGTGCCCCCGTTGTCTATTTACAAAAGACATGGATTCCTCAAGTTCTGTGAGGTTGTGTTTAATGATGTTCCAACATCGTTGATGCAGCCTCTCAGTCTTGATGAAGCCATAGAAGTTATTAAATCGGAAACGGGGAATAAAACACCGGGTGTGAAGTTCATGAACTTCCCTGAGTGCTCAATTGATGGGAGTGTATCCCATGTAACTAAGAATCAAGTCTTTGAGTGCTCAGCCTGCGTCGCATGGCTACGTAAAACGGTCGGGTGTGTGTTAAGGGGAGAAACTAAATATCAGGACAACAAAGGTTGGGACCCAGTATTTAATGTGTTTTTAAAAGAAGAGCATACAACTCAGAAGAAGTTGGATGAGGGGCGTCAGAGGTTGATTTTTGGGGGTGACATGGTGTTAGAAGTTCTGCAAAGAATGACTCATCATCGTGCGTACCGATATTATGAGAAAACTGGCGTTGCTAATCCTATTATTTTGGGTTTTTGCCTTCTTAAAGGTGGTCATTGTAAGATTTCGGCGAAGGCTCGCGGGACTGTTCCGTATGTCATGGATGTTTCATCCATGGACTTAAGGTTGTCTGGCGACTTAATCGGCTTAGCTTATGATGCGTGGTGTCGTGTGATGAAAATCCCACCCTCCGCAGCCACTGATTTTGAACGTTCGGTTCTCGTTGGTGAAAAACTGATGAAGATTGGCGGTCATATAGAACTCGTTGGAAAAGAGTCGCGTCCTAGGTTGGGCTTGAACCCGAGTGGTCATCTGCTGACCACCCTAATAAATAGTTTCGCTACACTGTATGTACAATTTGTTTATTCGATGAAGTTAACTGGGGCTGTTAAGCCTGAAGATTTCAATGCAATGAGTATGATAAAGGCGTCTACGTTAGTAGTCAAGAGTGTGGTTCATGGTGATGATGCTGTATGGTTTACTGAGAAATTGGAAGACCGTAAAGTGTCGCATTGTGAAGGCATACGAAAGATTTACGATGATGAAGGCGGCTTGTTATGCAAAATTGCTGATGAGGTTGAAGGGAAAGAAGGCTCACCACAACATGGTATGGATTTTGTGGGTTATCGATGGAGAACTGATCAGGATATGGACCGTTTGGTCCCTTTATATCCAGTCAGGATGTTTTTAAGACTGCAGCAACCACTGCGGTCGTCTAAGTTGAAGCCTGAGATACTAGCGCAGACGTTAAATTCTCATAGTTTGGTGGCGTGTAATAATCGGGACTACATTAGTGGTCTTGAGAAATATGCGTCGTCATTAAATGTGAAGTTGATGCCTGTGTGTGTAAGGAAAGCAATTATGGATGGAACGGAATTTAATCTAAGTGACCGCTTAGAAAAAATAGATGAGTCAATTATCAACCGAGCCGCCCAGATTGGGGCTGCATGCGAGGATGGTGAAGACGTTGGAGGGGGAGAACCCGAATGCGGTGGAGCATTGGGCCTCGGAGATTATTGCCAATTTAGGTTATCCTATAATGGCGGCAGTCGAAGGGATCCAGTCTCTACAGGCACAGGGGAAGGACTTCCAGAGAAAGAAAGAAGTAAGGGCGAATCAGAGATTATTCCTGAAATCAAAAGACGAGATAGCAAAACTACCTCGTTCAGAGAGACAGAAATGGTCAGAGATGCACCACCAGTTCGATCAATCGATCCAGCGCCTGAACCTCAATACGAAGGTCCGAAGCTCTCCAAAAACGGTTGGCTTAAGAAACGTTATCGAGGGAAAATTCGAGAGCAACTTGAGAGAGAAATCCGAGAGGAAATTGAACAAGAGCGCGAGAGTAATTCCGCTGCGTCACAGCGCAGCAAAAATCGCGATGTCGAAAAACAAAGCGAAAGCAAAGACAAAGGCAAAAGCCAAGCCAAAAGCAAAAGCAAAGCAAAAGTCTAAGCAGCAGAAAGAGTCGTTAGCTCTGGGGACTAACGGGCCGATTGTAAAGAGGGTCATGGCGCCGCCAACTACTTACGCGGGTGTTTATGGGGCTAGTCCCTATATGCACTTTAGTAGTGGTTCGCAGCGTGGTGGTCTTCGTATGCACTTTAGGCAACGAGTTGGTGTCGTTTATCTTAATTACGATGGTTTGGGTGATCCCTTTGCCAACGTAGTGACTGGTGATAGTCTCAACTCGTCCTATGGTACACACGGATTTTGTCCCGCAAATCCCTGGTATTTTTCGACTCCCATACAAACTATCTGTTCTTTATTCACCAATTGGATGATGGAGAGCGCGTGTTATGAGTTCGTTCCTAGAATTCAGGGTGGTACTAGTAATGGTATTGCCTTGACCTGGGGGTGGACAACAGATGCCGCTTATCCTGAAGACCATGGGTGGTTCGAGCAAGTCGGTGGTGGAGGTTTTAGTCCATCTGAGGCTCAAGTGGCCGTATTGCCAGGTGCAACGCAGTTTCCCGCGTGGATTCCGCAGCAGTGCCTAGTGGTTCGTCCTCGTGAGAAGAAGTGGCTATACTCCGTCGGGGCTGATCGAACAACCTGGGTTGGTAGTGCTGATGATCCAGCTGATCTCAGACAACAGTATTCGGGGATGATGTGTGTGGCAGGTAATGAAAATTCTAGTGGTACTCCAGGGAGTTTTGTGATTTTAGGATCACTCTACGTAACTGGTACTATAGACTTGAATGAACTTGTCAGCCCAGCAACCGTGGATCCTAGTCTAGATCGAAGGCTCATTGGCAAAGCCAAATGGGACCCTAAGATACCCAATTCCATCCGGAAGAAAGGTATTAAAGGGCCATTGGAGGAGAAAGAACGGACAGTACTCTCCGACGTGAGGAGTAGTTCACGTGGTCGTGCGTAATCAGTTGCGCTCAAGTCTAGCATGTAAGACTTTAAAGAATTCATGTGGTCAGTGGGGCCAATCCTACTCGTCCGGGCCAAGACGTTAAACTGACCCTACAAGGTTAGCTTTCAGTCATGTTTGTACAGAGAACTATCGGCAAGAGATGAAATCCAAGCAAGTGATTGTTAGGATGGATCTACTCGGTGGGATTGGAGTAATCCAGAGATGAAGTTGGCTGAGGATAATTGAGTAGAGTTTTTGGAGGAAACTATAAATCTTCCC